AGGATAAATCCAAGGAAGATGGGTATCACACTTGGCGTATCCCGTCTGAAGGAGTAGCACCGTGAAACCCTGGGAACCGCCTTCAGCTGCCGATGTTGTTAGCATGTGGCAGAAAGCAGACCAATATCTCGTAAAAGAACGACGAGACTATTGGATGAACGCTTCTTATTACGCTTCGCACCAGTGGATTTGGTGGGATTTTACTCGCAATATCGTACAGGAACTCGATTATGCTAATGAAGCTGAGCGCGGGTCCCGTATTACTATCGACAAGTACGGGCCACGTTGCCGCAGCTTGCTTGCTCGACTTACCCGTGCTGAGTTAATCTGGGAAGTTCAGCCAAGCGGTATGGATGACTCGTCTATGCGTCGTCAACGACTTCAAGAACAGATCCTGTTTGCAGAGCAACGGCACAATGACTGGGAAGAAATTCGTGAAATGGCGTTGTTACAGACACTTTTTGGTGGTGCAAGCGCTATTGCTGTTGATTGGGACCCCGACAAGGGCGAAGATTACATGCTTGATCCTATTTCGCAGATTTCCGTACCTACGGGTGGTATTCGACTTACCCCACTGGGAATCAACGAATTCACCCTTGAACCGGGTACACAAAACGAAAAAGATGCTAGATGGTGGATTCGGTGCACAAGCCTTCCACCAGAACAGGTTCAGGAGGCTTACGGACTTGAAGAAACACCACAAGCAGATGCTGAGGCTATGCTTTCTAGCCGCCACCGCAGCATTTTGCTACGCCGTCCTGGCGGAGCGCCGCCGCGAACAACACTCGTCTACGTGTACTATGAACGGCCCACCTCGCGTGGTCCGGGATGCGTAATTCACGTAGTAAACGGCAAGATTGTATTGATGGAAGAACAATGGCCGTTCCCATTCAAACATCTCAATATTGCGTTGTTCAGGCAAAACAAGATCCCTAATAGCTGGGTAGGACATACCCTTCTTACCCCCGCTCGCGATGTTCAGTACGCATACAACCGCGCCCGGTCAACGATTTTGGAACACATGCGTAAGGCTGCAAACGCTCGATTGATGATCCCATCGGGATCTGTAGATGATGCAGACAGCATTACAATCGATCCAGCAGATACGCTTGAATACAACAGCGAAATTGGTGAGCCGCACTGGCAGATGGCACCGGAAGTTCCACGATGGATTTCTGGCGAAGCTCAGCAGTTGGAAATGGAACTTGATGACATTTTCCATACCCACCAAACAACGCGAGGCGAAGCACCTGGCGACCGCAACAGCGGCCTTGCTTTGTCATTGCTGGCTGAAAAAGACGACACACCGCTTGGACCAATGGCTAAAGACCAGTCTCACGGTTGGGGCAAGATTGCCGAAATGGCGCTTTTGCTTTACCGTATGAACGCTGAATCTTCGGGTCTAACACGCAAGGTAATTGTTCTTACAGAACAGGGCGTTCCACACCAGGTTAGCTGGTCGGCAAAAGATATTGATGATCGACCTATCGTTCTCGTACCTATTGACGCAACAATGCCACGCAGCAAGATTGCAACACAATCTATTCTTACCGGCCTTGCCCAGCAGTTCCCGATGGTTTTCCAGAACGTCGATGCCCGCGCATTGACAAAGATGCTCGATTTGCCAGATCCAAAGCAGTTCCTATCTCAACAAGACCCGGACTCAGCCAAGGCAGAATGGGAAAATGGACTACTTATGCAGGGTGTTCCGGTTATCCCAGAAGACTTCGACATGCACGACATTCACGTTGCCGTTCACAACTCGGAACGTAAATCACCAGCGTATGAACTTGCTGATCCAGAAATTAAGCAGATTATTGACATGCACGTCATGGCCCACATGCAGTTCATGTCTAACGAATTTGCAGCCAGCATGGCTCAGTCAGACCAGGTTGCAATGGGTGAACCGGTAGACCCAGGCATCTCTGCAGCACTGGAAGCTGGAACAGGTTTGCCTCTTCCGCAAATGGATATGGCATCACAAGAACAAATGGATCTCGACGAAGCAGTAGGGTCCATGCCGCAAGATCTTGGCATGATGATGCCAGGAAACGCTCAACAACCGCCTATGATGGGTGGAATGACAGGAATGGAAGGAATGTAAATGGAGATTGAAAATACCAATTTCTCTGATTACGTAACAGAACCAGCAGTAGAATCTGCTCCAATTGAAGAGGCACCTTCCGGTGACGTAAATTGGGAGGAACGATACCGTTCCGAGGTGCAAGACAGAATCAAGGAACGCGAGCGCTACAAACCAATTCGCCAGGTTTTTGATCAGATGCACCCAGACGATGCCATTGCAGTGCAAGGTTTTGCTCAGGCGTGGGCATCCGGCGACCAAGATACCGCTATTCAGTGGATGGTCGATAATGCAAAGACTCTTGCAGGGGACCGTTTTTACGAGATTGCCGGGGTGAACAACCGTGGACAAAACCAACAGGACGTATACGAAGAGGCAATTTATGACAGCCGACAAGCAAATCTCACCCCTGAACAGGTAGCTCAGGTTGTCGAAGAGCGCATGGCCGCCTTCCAGCACGAACAAGTTGTATATCAGTACGAGATCGAGATTGAAGAAACACTGCAAGAAGCTGGTTATGACCCCAGTAGCCCACTTGCTATCGCTGCAATTTCAGCAGCACAACAGCGCCCGGACTTGGATCTAAAAGCTGCTATTGCAGATATTGAAAACCAAATTCTTACGCAAGCTCAATCGATTGTTCAGCGCCGCCAAAACCCATCTGCCGGTATGCCTTCTGCACCACCAAACGGTGTAGCACCGATCATGGACGCTGGCAATATGTCGCCGCGCGATCGAGCTATGGCTCGCTTGGGTCAACAAGGACTTTAGGTCACTTGACAACGCACTAGTTGCGTATAAGATATATGTATCTGTTCTGGATGGTTCAGATGTAACATAGTCACCACAAAGGCACGTTGGCAGAAGCCACGCGCCCCGATGTTCGGAGAACTAGGGATCGCCAGGTAGTGGGTCTAACAAACTCAATCCAACAACTCAACAATTAAGGAATATTAGACATGCCCGCAAGTCTTTCCACGGTTGATGCAATCCTCAAGGACGACTACAAGGATTACATCGATCAACTCAACCAGGCCACGTTTCTTCTCTCGCAGATCGAAACGCGCCGCGACACCGTTACAGGCCGTATCGCCCGTCACGCAATCCACCTCGGACGTTCATCCGGCGTTGGCGCTCGCGGAGAAAATGGCACTCTCCCAACAGCAGGAAACCAGGCGTACGCTACGGTCCCAGTACCAGTAAGGTACGTTTACGGCCGTATTCAATTGTCCGGTCCAACAATCCGTCAAGCAGTTACAGACCGTGGCGCTTTCGTTGACGCACTTGATGCAGAAATGAGCGGTATCCGTCGTGACGCTATGAAGGACGTTAACCGCCAGCTTTGGGGTACATCCAACGGCGTTATCGCACAATGCGGTACCACCACAAGCGCAACAACTGTTGTCTTGGCATCTTCTACCGGAACCACAGCACTTCGCAACCTCTTCTTTGATGGTGGCATGGTTGTTGACATTGGTACCGTAGCATCGCCAACCACTGTTGCAAGCGCTCGTACAATCACCGCTGTTGACGAAACCAACAAGACAGTAACTATTTCAGGTGCTGCTGTTACCACTTCGTCTTCACATTTCTTGTTCCGTACCGGAGCTGGTGGTGCTTCAAGCAACAGCGGTCAGCCGGGAGACGGCCAGATCGAGTTGACAGGTATTCAGACCATCGTTGACGACAGCGCAGTCTTGCACACGATCAACCCATCAAGCCAGCCAAAGTGGAAGTCATACGTAAACAGCAACAGTGGAACAAACCGTGCCGTTACCGAGACCCTCATCACCGGCTCGATTATGAAGGCCCTCATCAACAGCGGCAAGAAGCCATCTCTTCTTGTTTCTTCCGAAGGCGTTCACATGTCGGTTGCTAACTTGTTCTTGTCGCTCAAGCGCAACATGGAACAAACACAGCTCAAGGGTGGCTACGCAGGTATCCAGTACTACTCACCATCAGTCTCCGGACAGGGTGACGAAGGCCCAACCGTTCTCTATGCAGACTTTGACTGCCCGAACAACCGCCTCTACGGTATTAACCCAGAGTCGCTTGTATGGCACCAAGTCGGAGAAGGCTGGCAGTTCATGGACCTCGACGGTGCAGTGATGAACCGTAAGCCAGACATTGACGCCTACGAAGCAACGTTGACCTGCTATGCGGAACTCGCATGTAAGCAGCGAAACAGCCACTTTGTGATCAAGGACCTCACGGAGACCACGATCTAAATGGCCGCATCGGTAAGTATCGTTACTGGTCCGGAAGTTCCAGGTAACCGTAAGTTTGTGACAGCAACAGTCACATTCGATTCGTCGTACCCGACCGGGGGAGAAGCAATTTCGCTCACCTCCCTCGGTCTAAACCGACTTGACTTTTTGTGGGCAGTTACCACAGATGGCTATGTCCCTGCATGGGATGGTTCAACAACTAATCCAAAGATTGAACTCTTTTGGGTTGACACAACAACAGATGGGGCCGCATTGGCAGAAGTAACGAGCACTACCAACGTTTCGACGGTAGTGGCACGAATCTTCGCTTTCGGCGCTTAAGGTGTTGGCCTGGGTGGGGCTTTCTCTCCTTTCACCCACCCAGGTCAGCTTCACCCCTTGGAGGAATTATGAATAGAGCTAGCGATCTAATTTCGCAACACATCCCCGGAGCTGAACAATGGGCAGAAATCTCCTTGGATGTTTACAACATTTCAGAACGTATTCGCAAAGGCGATGAATCTGGCTGGCGTGGCGACCCCAGCGCTAGTGTTATGTTCAACCCCATGACGCAACAGTTTGAAGTATGGCTGGTTGACGACCAGAACACCCCATACATTGCCTGCAGCGGACCTCGCTGCGACCATTCGCTTATTGTCAAGCTAATCGAAGGCGACTGGCAAAAAGGAAAAAGACTTCTAGAAGAAATTCAGAAGAAGAACCGAGAAGCTCGCGATCGAGAGATGAGCCTTCAACGAGATATGTCTGAAGAACTAGCCGACAAGATGCACTATGCTATTATTAAAGATATGGGCCATCTTGAGGGTGGAACACGACGTCAGCACTCAATGAATACGAACAAGAAGAAATAATGGCTACATACTCATCATCTCAATCCAAGTACATCACATTGGTAGCAAACACGGTAGATACCGTTACTCTTACCGGAACGGGAAATGTTTTGCGTCTTCTTACTACGACCGGTACTTCTCATGCTTATTTCACTGTTGTTCCAACCGGGCAAACACCTACCGCCGCTACTGTTGCCGGGGATAACACGTACGTAACCGTTCACGGAAATCCTGGGTACATTGATATCCCTTGGAATGGTGGCGGGGCTGTAGTAAGTATTATTAGTGCCGGTACTCCGACGATCGGAATTATGCTAATCTAATGGCCACCCCCGCAGAGCAGGATCTTGTAGTCACTAGGGGTGACACCATGACCGTAAACGTCACAATGACGACAAACGGGACAACCCCTATTGATATTACTGGCCGCACCTATGCTTCTATGGTTCGTGCCAACTACGAAGATCCCACCGCTGCCGCTTCTTTTGTCTGCACTATTACAAACGCCGCAGCCGGACAATTACAGCTTGTCATGTCTGCTGCTAGCACCGCCCTCCTGGAGCCATTTAACTATTATTGGGACCTTCAGGAAACTGCTTCGGGTGTTGTTTCTACCGTACTCGCAGGAGCCTTTGTCGTTCTGCCTGATGTTACGAGGTCGTAATGCCTACTACCGACGTAACGGTAACTAGGACCGATACGACAAGCACTGGTACACAGCTTGCAAACACAAACGTTACGGTCACTAGAACAGACCAGACAAGTGGTGTATCAACTAACGCGACTATTACAATCATTGGTACGGCTAATGCCGGACCGCAAGGACCTACCGGCCCAACTGGCCCGACTGGGCCTACAGGAAGCACTGGCCCAACAGGGCCGACAGGAGGAACGGGTGCAACAGGAAGCACAGGCCCGACGGGTCCTACTGGCCCTACGGGTCCCACGGGAGCTACGGGCCCCATTGGGAATACGGGGCCGACAGGTCCAACTGGAAGTACTGGTCCCACTGGCCCTATCGGAAACACAGGCCCAACTGGTCCAACAGGTCCTACTGGACCGACTGGAGATACAGGTCCTACGGGGGCTATCGGGCCCACTGGACCGACCGGTCCGACTGGGGCTACTGGTCTTCAGGGTGAGACAGGTCCAACAGGTGCAACTGGGTCGCAAGGCCCCACTGGCCCAACTGGTGCAACTGGAGATACGGGCCCCATTGGCCCTACTGGCCCTACAGGTGCTACGGGTGCAGATTCAACGGTTACTGGACCGACTGGGCCTACAGGCCCAACAGGCTTAACGGGGGATACTGGACCTACTGGACCTACTGGCGCAACAGGAGCGACAGGTCCTATTGGTCCTACTGGACCGACTGGACCGACTGGACCGACTGGCGCTACAGGTCCTACGGGGCTTATTGGACCTACTGGTGCTTCCGGCGGATGGGGTACGTTGCAAACACTTCGTTCGGTAACTGGATCGACCGACACCCCAACAGACGTAGACAACGGCAAGCTTGTCACTATCGACACATCATCGGGGACAGTTTCCATTACGATCAACAACTCTCTAGATCTGCCTGTTGGTGGTCGTATCGATTTTGCATGGATTGGAGCAGCAACGGCTGTTTCTTTTACAGCTACCGCAACAGTTAACGCTACGCCCGGTCTAAAGTTTCGAGCAAGGTATTCCGCCGCAACCCTTATATGCACGGCCACCGATACTTATCTGCTTGTTGGTGACCTAAGTGCCTAGTCTTAACATTGGTGTTGTTGCGTCATCTGTTGGTTCACCACCAAGCATAACAATAAATACTGTAACTAATTTTAATCAAAATATAGCCACTTTTAACGCAACCGTAAACCCCAATGGCTATACAACTAGCGTCAAGTTTCAATACAAAAAAACCGCCGATTCTACTTGGACTGACGGAGCAACTATTTCTGGTCTTACTGGCGGAAGCCAGTCTGTATACAGTAATCAAACTGGGTTGAACGGTTATGGCGACAATGGTGGAATTTACGATGTTCGCGCATTAGCAACAAATTCTATTGGCACAACAACCTCGGGAACAACATCGTTCACAACATGGGCTTTGCAATACTACGAACGGTCCACTTCGGGTGGCACCACATTTACTATCCCGACTGTCACCCCGACTGGCGGTTCTGCTGTAACGGTCAGCATTTTGGACATTATCATGTTTGGCGGCGGTGGTGGTGGCGGTTTTGGTGTTGGCGGCGGCGGCGGTGCATCCCAGAACATTTCTTCCCGTACAATGACTGGTTCTCGCAGCGTAACCACATCTGTTGGTGCCGGAGGTAACGCCTGGACTTCTTCAAGCAATTCAACGGCTGGATCATCATCAACTATTTCAGGAGATTTAACAACCGCTACAGCAGCTGGTGGAGGGTCAGACACTTCTAGTAGTGACATCGCTGGATCTTCTGGAAATGGCAATGCTGGAGGATCCAATGCTCAATACGATCCTGATGGTGGCGGAAAGGGGCTTCCGAATACCGCTTATGGTGGTGGTGGTGGTGCCGGAGGAGTTGGGGGCAATGGAGTTGCAAACGCTTCAACAACCACCGGTGGAAATGGCGGAACTGGGGTTTCAATTACATCGGGTGGCGTTACCAGGGCTGGCGGTGCTGGTGGCGGCGGAACAGCATTAGCTCTAGGTGGCGGCCCTGCTGTAAACGGTTCGCAAGGATCAAACAATACTTACGGCTCAGGAGGCAATGGTGGCACAAATGGTCAAGCTGGGTATATTAGATTCCGTTACTACGCAGCAAGCGCACTCGCATAAAGGGACAACATGATTACCGTACAACCATTCACGCTAGAAGTCATCAAAACCCATAAATGCTTCTACCTTCTACGCCACATCACAGGCGCATCTGAACTACAAATTCTGCACAACACCCCTGCTGGATACATAGAAACAAACGTGGCAGACGCTTTCTCAATGCCAAACGGCGCAATCATAATTGGCTGGAAAGCACCACTCAACATTGGCCCAATGCACAACCTCGTAGCAGTACACGGACAAACCACAGAAAACATCAACCTTGTCCCGCTAGAACGAGTTATTGATATTTATGACAGACCAGTAGATGCCCAAGTAGGAGTTTTTACATTTACAAACTCCGACATGATTCTCGCCCCAAACCTTGATTGGCGATGCGACAACGGCAAGTTTGGGCCACGTTCTTTTCACCCCGTAACGATAATTGATGACCTTCCACAGATTGTTACATACGAACCAATTCTATCCGTCAATGGCGTTGGACACATTATCTACATCGAAGGTGTTGGAAAACAAACCCTTGCCAACCATCACATTAACGAAGATAGCCACCCCGTCACAGGGCGTACATTGTGGGAATCATTGAAGTTGATCCGTGAATGGGCAATCGTTAACAAGGACCCCTTCAACAACACCGAAACAGTAGCGCATAAAGCGTTTCAGTTCATCAAAGAACTACAGTTATCTGATGCAGAAATAGCCGTTATTGACCAGCAAAT